TTCACGTCCAGCTTATCATAGAACACCGAATACTGAATGTCACCCTGTACAGGCTCAAACATTTCGCTCCTGTTCACGTTCAGTATAAACTCCCTGGCCAAAGACTTGCATCGTTCTATCACCATGTCATTCTCTTCACCGGAGAAATCATGCTTCGTTTTATCCATAAAGGCTATCATGCAGTTAGGAAAGTCTTTCATCTGCATAGGTCCCACATTCAGATTTCCGGAAGCCGGAAGCACATACATCACAGCAGGAAGCTGCATCTTGTCAAGCCTTACATTTGCAGCCTGCCAGTTCTCAAACAGATAGGTAACACCCATCTGCTCCACTATTTTCTTAACTTTCTCTTCTACCGTCATTTCTTCTTTTCCTCCAAGATTTTTCGTAACCGACGTTCATATTTGATCTTTCTGGCATCCATATCTAAACATTTATACACACGTACCCAAGGAACATATTCTACCGCTTCATGGTCCGTTATCCCCATTCTCAGTGCAAAGTAGTCAAGCTGTCCGAACGGCCCGAAATTCAATGATTCTGCCCCGGCCTGCTTCTCCTCCGGTGTAGGAGGTACGGACGTGGAAGCAAACAGTTTGTTTATCCGCTTCACTTCCTTGGCTACCCAGAAACAGAACCCTATAACCTCGGATGCATCAGCCTTCATCACCTCACACGCCGACATTCCCAGTAGCACACGACAGGGCACCATTATAGTTTCCATTTCCGTACTGATTGACTGTAACTGCATAAGCTCACCCATGCTCATGTCATTCAAAGTATCAGGAGTCCTGACCTTTCCTACCTTCCACGGCTTATGGAGCTTTACAAGCTCTCCTTCTATACCATGGGACAAATTACCAACTACCAACAATTCCTTCACCGTCATATATTCCCAAGTTTTGCTTTAGGCCGCTTTAAAACTGGTTTAATTCTAAAAAACATCGCCATAATCAACATGTCAAGATAGTCGGGAGAGCGGCCAAGTATCTCCTTCATCTTCTCCTTGCTGATAATTCCTTTCTTCCTTGTATCCGCATCAATATGATCCTGCTTCAACACCCCAAGTTCTTCAATTATTCGCTCCTTCTGTGCTTCCGTACATACTATACGGAGAAGGCGGTTGTTTATCATCTCCGCCAGCTTAAAGGCACATTCCGATTTCAGGTTGTCATACTCAGGATTGATGGGTCGTGTTCCTCCATGAAACTCCCTGATCCCGTTCAGATAACTTTCAAGATAACTTCCCAGACCGTCAGAGTCGGCTATCATACGGCTACGAGGTATGGAACATTCTATCATCATGTGCTTCAGGTCTGTCTCGATGGATTTCCCAGTACTGTATTCCTGATCCAGCTTGATATAGCAGACATTCCCTTTCCAGTGTCCAGCAATGAAACGGTCACGTCCCTTCATAGCAAGGTCAGCAGATCCGGAAGAATCCCCGGCAGGCTTGACAAACTCATTCGTGAACAGGTCACAGATAGCATCGTAATCACAAAGGGCTGTCGGGTCATTGTCATACTCCCAATTACCGAAATACAGACGTTCCTTGGTTACCCTATCCTTCGTATTCCGCAAACTCTCGATATAGTCCTCAGTGGCCCATGGATTATCCTGTACCAGCGCCTGAATGAAGGCATACGGTTCTTTGAGCTTACCCTCTTTCCACGGCTTATAAAAATCATGATACAACCAGTTTTTCTTCGGGTTGCAGGTGATAAGTATCTTTCCTGGAATTCCATACACATCGTTCATATGTCGGCCGATACGTGTCTTCAGTACGTCAAAGGCAAGGTAATGCACCTCCCCGGCTTCTTCTATCCATCCACCGGTGTATTCCTTTGAGCCCAAACGCTCATACATCGGGTCTTTTACCGGATAATAGGTCAGGTCAATATAGACTATCTCACTTCCGTTGTCAAATGCTATCCCTTCGTTGGTTGTCTTGTATGCCGTGAAACCATGTAACTTTGCCACCTTATTAAAGGTTACGGTTACTGACTCACGGCTATCCTTCAGATTATTTCGACCGACAAACCAGCGTGTGCCTGGAAGGTAGTAAGCGCATTGCATCAGCCATTCACAGCCTAGCCATGATTTTCCACCACCTCCGGCACCACCATACAGCAGAAACTTCGTCCTGTTATCTCGAAGGTAGTTGTAAGCTAACCGCTGCTTTATGTTCACGTTCTGTCCCATATCACTTCAGTTTATCTGCTTCTGGAGTATAGGGAAGAAAGTCGAATCCTTTGAATGGTTTTCCTTGCGTCGTATGGTCCACTTCCTGCTTATCTGCCAGCCCCAAAGTACGGGCTATGATATTCGCATTGAACGCACCGACACACGCCCCTTCGAACTGCTGGGTCTTGATGGTTTCCTCCACGCGTGCGATGACCTCCAAAAAATCTTTATCCCTTTTATTTATGCAGGCAGAACGAAACTCATTCCACCAATTTGTAGAAGCACCCAAATACACACACATTCCCATGAGAGAGTATGGTCGTGACGTGGGAGTAACCTCCTGCTGTGTCTGTTGTTGGTTCTCTATTACAATCTCCTTATCTTTTACAACCTTTACAGGAACAGTCTTCTGCGTTGCCTTTCTAGTCGTCCAAGGATTTTCATCGCACCATTGGAAATATTCACACGCCGCCTCCCACAAAAGTTCAGGCGTGGCAAAGAGCTTGTCCCTGCCATGCTTGCTTCTTAACATCCAGAACTTATTTCCTTTTGGTGCTGCCATAATCACAATTTTCCAAAAACTGGTAATATTTCCTTATCTAAATCCCATCTTCTGTTGTTGGGAAGAGGAAGAGTAAATTCGTATCTCAGAGCTTCAATGTATTCATCACGCAATGCGGTTCTTTCGTTTATGACGGAAACCTGAAAAGATGATCCGCGCAGTTCCCGTGACTTGTCTACCTCGATGCCCTTCTCATATATCCTGAAATCAGAACCGATAAGTTCTTCCGTAAGACGGCATACGTCTGCCGTGGAATGATAATGCTGGAAATACCATTCACCAAAACGAAAGTTTGCCGTGAAATTGTCTGCATCCAGAAATAAGGCTTTTGAACGGTAATCGTGCGTTTCCTTTCGCTCAGAAGCTTTCTGCGCAAACAATAAAGGAATACCCGACCAAAAGATCATACCACCTGGCTTGCACAGTGCAGAAAGGGAAAGAAGGACGTTCCTTTCATCGTCAAGGGAATTTACGGAGTTCAGGACGCTGTCACATACCACTACATCATACAGGCCATACTCCGACAATGTCTTGCACACGTCCGCACAGTCCTGACGTATCTCCTTCTCGTCTATCACGTCAACTCCGTCCTTCCGGTGAAAGAACTCTATCGCGTCAATGAGGTATCCCTCCTTTTTTAGCCTGGTGGCATAGTCCTTTTGTCCGGCTCCGAAGTCAAGCACATGCATATCCTTCGTGATGAACGGAAGCACCAGACGCTCGTACAGCGTGGAATGGCTCCTGCTGCTCGGGACACCGTTTTTCTCCCTGAGACGTGCCTTTTGTGCAAAAGACTGTATGTAAGTCTTTCGCTCCAGATGGGAATATTCAAAGACACCGTATTCCTTCGAAAAATAAGACAGGGCCAGTTCCTCCTTTCCTTCCGGAAGTACATAGACAAGCAGGTCCATACCCAGAAGCTTCACCGCCTTGGCGTATACGGTGGATATGATGACCTTTCCCTCATGGTTGCATACGGCATTCGCAAACTGGCCATAGCGCAGAATCATCTTCGTTAGGTCCACTACGCGTGAGTTATTCCCTCCCTTGGTAATGATGGCTATATCCTTATTCTGGACCATAAAGAACCCTTCCGTTCCTTCAGGAACAGAAACACGAATGTCCGGCTGAACCTCTGACACTTCGCATTCAGCATAGTTGTGAAGTTGGTTAAAACGCACCTCGTCCGTAGAGTTCACCCCGTCCAGAACGAAAGCCGGAACATGAGTATATCCCAGCAACTTCATGGTCTTTGTCCGCTGGTGCCCTGCCATAATTCGTTTATCCGACCTGCGGATAATAATAGGCTTGATAATGCCTAGCTCAGTTATCGACTTCTTCAACTCCTCCTGAGCTTCCGGTGTTAGTAACCTCGGGTTATACTCTGCCGGATTCAATGATTCTATATCAATATATTCCATCATAAACCAAGCAGATTATTTACAAACCCAATCATAACTCCGTTCTCATCAAGATACTCTGCAGCACGCTGCTTCAATCCTTCCAACTCGATATCAGTAATCGGAATCTTGTATCCTTCAAATGCCAAATACTTTATATGGGCTCCAGCTTCGTAGTTTTCATTCCGAAGTACATTGTGAGTATCTTCTACTCCACCAGGAAAATCATCCAAATCAGGAAAACTAATGCCTTCTAAGCCCCATTCCATTAGTTTCTGACAGTCCCACTCAAACAGACGAGACAGATCCCATTCTCCATTGTTCACATTATCACGGATGATGATTTCCCGCTCACGCTCCTCTGTCAAGTTCGGGATGAGCACTGTAGGCACTTCCTCAATTCCAAGCT